GTACCAAATCTCCACGACTCACCTACACCAGTATTTTCTATTTTTATATTTGCATATCTTCCTCTAGCTCTAGTATCAACTTTAGTTGTACTAGAAGTAATTGTAAAAGGACTTAATGCTGTTTGTGTATCACTATCTGCAGGGAAATCTTTTACAGATAAAGTAACTTGGTTATTACCTGTTAATACTTTAAAGTTAGGTAAAAATCTTCTCATAGCTAGAAATACTTCACTCTGATCTTTTTGTAAAGAAAAGCTAAATGATTGTATAAAAGAAGTTAAGGCTGTTACACTACCATCTGGATTTACCTGATCGGTTCCCGTTTCGTGTTCAAATAATACACTTTGTCCTAACCCTGTTTCACCAATAACTGATGGAAATGTTCCTGTGCCTGAACTGTTATACGCGGTAGCATATGGTTTAGGATAAACTAATGAATCAATCCAAGTTGTTCTAATTGAATTTGTATTTGTACCTGTGTACCAATTACCCATTGGTAATCTTGCATTGTCTTGTCCATAATTATAAACAACATATCTATTATTAAAATCAGATCCTGATGTAGGATACCACCATACTACTTCTGTAAATAGGTTGTTAATACCTGCATTAACTTGTTGACCTTTTGTAGTATCAATATCATCATAAACAAAATCTTCAACAGAACAAGGCAATGTATTAACGGTACCATCGAATGAGAAGAAACCATTATTACCCATCCAATATGCAACACCATCAATTTCAATTGCTGCATTCTTACCAATTAATCCACAGTTTGTACCAACCTGTTCAAATCCAAATGTAAATGGAGCCCCAACAAATTTCATTGTATATAATGCGTTGTCAGTCCATATTAGAATATTTTCTTTTGCAACTAAACCACCCATAATTTTTGTACCATCTTGTAATCTTTGTGTGCCAGCAGTATTAGTTACAATTGGTGTATATGAATTAATATTTTCATCTTCAGAGAATCTTATAAACATATCGTCTTGTGTGGCTGCTGAACCAACAGTCGTTTCAGTTCCTAAATGAATTAAGTGACGTGTTGTTGGTGAAATTAAAGTTACTCTAGTAGCTGTTGGATTATTTGTAGTTTCAAATCCAGATGTAGTTGTGGAAGCACGTGTAGTTAATCTAGCTGCAATAGAAGCATCCCAAGTAAATGTTTTACCATTTGCAATAGTTGCAATTAATACATCACCAAAATTACTTAAAGACCAAAGACCTGGTTCTAGTGTAACTGTTGCTGCACCTACCGCATCACCCCATCCACTAAAATCTGTAGCATTTGTTACTGTTGCACCATCAGAATGTATCGCACTTGATGTTCCTTTTTGTGCTCTAGAAATACCTGTTAGTTCCGCACCAGCAACACCTGTATAAGTTATCAATTCATTACCTACTGCTATTGTTCCACCTCCTGATGGAAAACCTGTAGTAGAAGCTAAACGTATTTGTGTAGCAGATCCATTGTTACCATTAGTATCCGCGGCCAACGCTCCGTCTAGCGTTGATGTTTGTGCACCTTGAACTGTACCACCGTATTGACTAATACCAAAACCATAACCATAAGTTTGAGCAGCTGGACCCACTCTTTCGTAAGGTTTTAAAGTTACACTACCACCAGATGCAGATGAACCTGCACTTGTAAATGTAATTGTAAAAGTAGTTGCTGTAGGTGTTGATATAACCTGAAATAATTTATCTTCAAAATCAGAAGCATTTAATCCTGTACCACCAGGCAAAGTTACACTATCAAATAAAACAATATCACCATCCTCTAAATTATGTGCAGAAGATGTTGTAATTGTTATTGTAGTTGTTCCATTAAATGTAAATGTAGCTCCTGCTATAGAAGATGAAAGAGGTGTAACATCAAAAAATTGACCTTCAAAATATACGATTAAAAACTTGTCTGTGCCTATAGCCACATATCTATTTCCTTCTTTATCTACAAAGGCGTGTTGTTTTCTAGCAACACCTACTAAAGAATCTGTAAGTAATGACTGCCAGCCACCAACTTTTTCTGGTAGTCCATATCTAAATCTAACATTATCTGAATCAACCCAACGACCTTCAGCTCCAACGGCTGTATCTTGTTTATCGATACCAGGAGCAAACTTAATTTTCGTAAGCATCCTTTACTCCTATGCTGTGTTAGTTTTTAATTGCCAGCCTTTACTAGCACCAGTGTAAAAAAGTGTGACTGATTGATTGTTTGTTGTAAGATCTATTGAAGAATTACTCCCTTGAATATTATCTGATCCATTGGGTGCCACAACACATTTGTTAGTTGCAAAACCATTTGATGCTGATATGTCTATAATAATTATTTCATCACCAACTGCTCCCGCAGGTAAAGTAATTGTTACAATGTTAGCAACTGTGTCTACACCTATTTGATCACCAGGAACTGCTGTGTATGCAGTTTTACTTGCAGCCGTTACTGTTGTAAATCCTTTTTGCAACATACCTAAAGATGTTGCTGGAACACTACCTCTAGAATAAACTAAAGCTGTTGCACCTTCAGGAAGAGGTACTTGTGTAGATGCACTCTGACCCGTTGTAAGTAAAGTTACAGTGTAGCTGTCACCAGCTCCACCTCTAGTAGTTCCGTCCTCTACAAAAAATACTCGATTAGCATTACCACCAGATGTAGTTGCAGGCATTGTTAAACTAGCATTACCAGATAAAGTACCTGTAACTTTAATATAAAGATTTTTACCATTCGCGGTCGCCGATCCATCTGATAAATCTAAGTTAACATTACCAGAACTTAAGGTTACTTCTACATAACCTGACGCTGCTGTTTGTAATAATTGTAAATTAGTATTTGTAATAGTTCCCCATAGACCGGCTTTTTCGCCTGTTGCTACGAGTTCTAATGATAAATCTGTTGAATAAGTTGATGCCATATTAATAAGGTTTTATTGGTGTCCAAACCATTGTTGCTCCTGGTACTATATCGTTCCACGTAATAACTCCTGGCTCTACTGTGTCTAATGTTAATTGAGAACCTGTAGGACTTATATTTGCGTCAGCAGTTATTGTAACATTACCTGTCGCTAAGGTCAAGTCAACACCTGATGGTAAAACATCAACAGCTGTGCTAACGGTAAAATTACCTATATTTAAAGTTATTTGTGAACCTGTGACCGTGTGATCTACATCTGTTCTAATACTTAAAGTACCTGTACCTAAAGTTACCTGACTTGGTGTTAAATTTTCTGTAACAGAATCTGCAATAACTCCAGCACTCCCGATACTAATTGTTACTTGATTGCCAGTTACCGATACATTTACATCTGTATCTGGGCCCGATGTAGCAAATGGTAATGCTGATATTGCGTCAAATCCTAAACTCATAAATAATCCTTAAAAGGGAGCTGCGTGGTATGTGGTGGTGACACAGCCCCCATCTAAGAATTATATCATCGTTTAAACCAAGAAGGAAGACCTAAATGTGGACGCTTGTCAAACATATTATCCTTCGCTCCAGGGGTCTTACGATTGTTATAATGCAGAAAAACTTGTACGCATTCTTTACCTTTGAATTTTTCTCTCCAATGTTCTAGCTCACAGCCGGAGTAAACTAACATATCTCCTGGTTTTAAATCTACTTTAATACCTTTCTTGCCAACTTCTCCAGATGGCTCTAGATATATTGGCCAATCATCACCACCTAAATTCATAGTCGTAGATATCTCACAACTAAATCTATCTTTGTGTCTTTTTAGAATATCACCTTTTTTATAAATTCTAGCATATGTGTAAGCTGGATATAATTTTAATCCTGTTACTTTTTCCATTTCTGGTTGGCACTTTAACATTAAAGTTTCCATAGCAATGTTTCCGTATTGAGAATAAGTATCTGGAATCTGTTCGTCTTTGCTTTCATAGTGACCTAATATATTTTCAAATGGTGAAAAATATCTTGATGCTTTGCAAGTATCATAAACTTGCTTTTGCATACAAAAATAGTTTGCAACAAAAGCTGCTAGGTCTTTTGATATAGCTTGACGAATAACTGTATATTTTTTCTTTTTAAACATCTTTTGCCATTTCTTTTGGAACCGCTTGTATATTCCAATGTATAAATCTAAATGGTTCTATACCAAAATCTACTGCGTATTCGTGTTCCAAGAATCCTGGAAATATAATTAATGTACCTGGTGTAGGTTTAAAATGTATAAGTTCTGATCCACCCCATACACCTTTTTGATCTGGTTTCATTTTTAATTTAGTTGCACGTGCACCTGTTCTCGGTTCGTGAAAGATTGGGTAGGATGTTTTATCACTGCACTTTAAAAAATAAAAACCTGATACGTGTTGATTCCAATGTATGTGTGCTGAATGATGACCACCACCTTTCTTAGCAAATTCTTGTACCCATAATTCACTAAACATAGTTGTGTATTGAGACATATCATAACCTTGATGATCTAGATACTCCCAAGACTTTTGGCCGATATAGTTTCTAAAATCTAAAAAGTCATTGTCCCTCGTCAATGGTGTTGAGTGATATGATCTTCCAAAGTCACCGTGTTTTTTTATAAATTCTTTTTCTCTTTTACGAGCATCAGTAATATATTTGTTACTCGCTTTGTTTAACGATTTAACAAACTCTGGTTTGTGTTCAGACCAAATGGTCGTGTTAAAATAGTTATTTATATACATTATCTAAAAGGCCTCCCTAAATGCCATACCACAAGACTATATCTTGTGCCTGATGTTACTGGTTTAACTCTATGCCACACAAAACTAGGAAATACAATAATAGAACCTTTAGGTAATATTTCTTTACATTGTATTCTATGTTTTGATTCATCTCGCATATGTGGATCATAGTTTCTAAAATCAAATTCTAATTCACCACCTTTATATTCTGAACCATCTGTTAACTGACAAGTCATAGATAGTTTTCGAATCTTACCATTGTCGGGTCCTTCTTTTTCATAGGGTTTATCCCAACCATCACAGTGCCAGTCATAATATTGATTTAATTTATATTTTGTAAATTGACAAGATTCTGATCTATCCCATTCAAAGTTCCAACCAGCTGCTTTGTTTGCTTCGTGTACATATGGATGTAATTCTTTGTATATCCAAGTATCATTAAGCCATACTAAATCAGAGTTTCTTTTTCTTTTTAAATCTAATATTTCTTCTTTTTTTAATTTTCTATCTCCATAGCCACCTGTTCTAGCCATAACTTCTTTTTGTGCATTAGCATATTTAATAACTTCATCACAAAATCTAGGTGTTAGAACACCACTAAAATACCAATAATAATTAGATATATTCATACGTTATAGTCTGTACAAAATTTAAATTATCCTTTTGATTATTAGTTAAGTAATACATATTAGTTGATGGAAACATAATAAATTGATTATTAGTTAGAGGTATATCCCAAGATCTTCCTTTACGCCTATTATCTTCAAAATGTATTCGGACCATACAATCCTTGACTTTTACACCATATAATAATGTAAAGTCTGGTGAGTTACGTAAATCCACTGGATCAATATTAAGTAATGGAATTGTAGTTTCGCTAGGTTTATAAATATTTCCCCACGTTTCTTTGTTAATTAAATTAACACCATACTCAAGACCAATGTGATCTCGCATATATGTATTTAACATATCCCAAGTTCGTGAGAATGGAAAATCTTTGTTTTGAATTACTGATTGTAAAATGTCACCTGATAATTTATCTCGGTCAATGTCCCAATTTTTAGGCATTGCCACATCACCGTAATATAAAGATTGCTCTGTTAATACTTTCTTGTGCATACCACCACCAACTGTAAATTACGCTATTGAATTTGTCAAGTCCCAAGACTGATTAGATTCGTTCCAAACGTAATTCCATCCGTGAGTACCAGCTTCATTTTGTGATTCTTGTTCAGCTGTTAATGCTGGAGCATCACCGATTGGTGAATCCCAACTAGCAGTTGTAGTATTTTTTACCCAAGATGCATATGGTTTTTTAGGCCAGAAGATTTCATTATCTTCGTCCCATTCATAACCTATACCTGCGTAATTACCTCTAAATGCTTTTGAGTTATCACCAGAATTATGTGTATTACCTGATGTGTTGTAAGAAGTTTGAATCCACATTTGTGCAGGCCAATTATTGTGTGTTTCTAAATATTGTTGACCTACTGATTCATCTTCTACACCATCAGCATTAAGCATATCAGAATTATTCAAAGTTAATACTTGAATAACTTTTCCGTTAGCTCCTAGTTTTGCAAAATGTGCCATAATGTTTCTCCTTATATATTAATTTTA